GGAGAGTGTATGCTATTGCTCTGCATAGCATATACGACATACCAGCCGATGAGTTCGGCGCGGCATTACTTAGAAAGAATGTACATGTGTGCTATGCCGCTTTCCACTTCTCCGAGAATTTACTTCTCGAAGATTCACACGTCAATCTCGATGAAATCAACGCATGTTTTCAGAGAGATGGCGATAGGTTAACCTTTTCCTTTGCTTCTGAGAGTACTCTTAATTATACACATAGTTTTTCTAATATTTTAAAGTATGTGTGCAAAACTTACTTCCCAGCCTCTAATAGAGAGGTTTACATGAAGGAGTTTTTAGTAACTAGAGTAAATACCTGGTTTTGTAAATTCTCTAGAATAGATACTTTCCTATTGTACAAAGGTGTAGCGCACAAAGGTGTAGATAGTGAGCAATTTTACAAGGCAATGGAAGACGCATGGCATTACAAAAAGACCCTCGCGATGTGCAACAGTGAGAGGATTCTTTTAGAAGATTCCTCATCCGTCAACTACTGGTTTCCAAAAATGCGGGATATGGTGATCGTTCCGCTTTTTGACATTTGTCTTGAAACCAGTAAAAGGTCACGCAAAGAGGTCTTAGTGTCCAAGGATTTTGTTTACACAGTGTTAAATCATATCCGTACATACCAGGCAAAAGCCCTGACATACGCTAATGTTTTATCCTTCGTCGAATCAATTCGTTCGAGGGTGATCATTAATGGAATCACCGCTAGGTCTGAGTGGGATGTTGATAAATCGTTATTACAATCCTTATCTATGACGTTTTTCCTACATACAAAGCTTTCTGTCCTTAAAGACGACTTATTGATAAGCAAGTTTAGCCTTGGTCCCAAACCAGTGTCTCAACTTGTGTGGGAGGAGATATCATTAGCGTTTGGTAATGCCTTTCCAACAATTAAGGAAAGATTGATCAACCGTAAACTGATCCGAATCACGGAGAATGCGTTAGAAATTAGGGTGCCTGATTTATACGTAACTTTCCATGATAGGTTGGTTTCCGAGTACAAGCTCTCAGTCGAGATGCCGGCGCTTGATATCAGGAAGAAAATGGAAGAGACCGAAGTTATGTACAATGCACTGTCAGAACTATCCGTTCTTAAAAATTCGGACAAGTTCGACGTTGATGTTTTTTCCCAGATGTGCCAATCTTTAGAAGTAGATCCTATGACTGCAGCGAAGGTTATTGTGGCCGTGATGAGCAACGAGAGTGGTCTTACTCTCACGTTTGAGCAGCCTACAGAAGCCAATGTTGCACTGGCACTTAAAGACTCTGAAAAGGCTTCGGAAGGCGCGTTGGTAGTTACCTCGCGTGATGTGGAGGAACCCTCTATGAAAGGTTCAATGGCCCGTGGTGAGTTACAATTGGCCGGATTAGCAGGTGACATTCCAGAATCTTCGTTTACAAGGAGCGAGGAGATTGAGTCTTTAGAGCAGTTTCATATGGCAACAGCCAGTTCTCTGATTCAAAAGCAGATGTGTTCGATCGTGTACACAGGCACCATTAAAGTACAACAGATGAAAAACTTTATTGATAGTCTGGTAGCCTCGCTCTCTGCTGCTGTTTCGAACTTGGTGAAGATCCTCAAAGATACTGCTGCTATTGACCTTGAAACTCGTCAGAAGTTCGGAGTTCTGGACGTTACCTCAAAGAAATGGCTGATTAAACCATCCGCAAAGAACCATGCATGGGGTGTTGTCGAAACACATGCTAGGAAATACCATGTCGCCTTGCTGGAGTATGATGAGTTTGGAGTGATCACGTGCGACGATTGGAGAAGGGTGGCCGTAAGTTCTGAATCAGTAGTATACTCTGATATGGCCAAGCTCAAAACTTTGAGGAAGTTGCTCTTGGATGGCGAACCACCGGTTAGCTCTGCTAAGGTTGTACTGGTAGACGGCGTTCCGGGATGCGGGAAGACGAAGGAAATTCTATCGAAGGTAAACTTTGATGAAGACCTGATTCTCGTACCCGGTCGTCAAGCTGCTGAGATGATCAGAAGAAGAGCGAACTCGTCGGGAGTAATAGTAGCCACAAAGGATAATGTCAGAACCGTCGATTCATTTATCATGAATTACGGGAAGGGAGGTCGCTGCCAGTTCAAAAGGCTTTTTATTGATGAAGGATTGATGCTGC